ATCGTTTGTAAACGATGAGACTATTCAGGAGGATTAGAATATGGAATCACCGATAGATTACTGGAAACGTGAAATCGAGAAAGGTAAACTCGATATAGAGTTCTTAGGTAATATTTTAAAGACTTGTTCTGAAAACGATAAGGAACGATTCAAGAGTATTCTCTCTAACGTGATTCACGCTCAGATAAGAGATCAGCGTGCGTTAGAAATCCTGGAAGGTCGAAGAAAAATGAGTGATCTTATTCAGTGGTTATCTGAACTTAACTTTAGTACTAAAGTTAGAATATACATAAACGGAGAAATCGTCTTTGCAGGAACTATATACGAGTTCATTAATCAGACTTCTGATTATGCGATTAACGCGACTTCGAAGATCCTTCTCGCTGACGGAAATTTCGAGAAACCGTATATCGACGATAACGATTTAGTAGTTAATATTGTAACGATTTAAACGGAGTTAAAGATGGACGAGAAAAGACTTAAAGAACTAATCAAGATTGCTGAATCACATATAATTAGATTTGAACCTGTAGCGTTTAACAATCTTGAAGATGGTTACGATCTTCACAAAGCGTTAAAACTTTTAGAGAGTCTTATAAAGAAAAACAAAGAAATCATAAAGAGAAATAACGATGAAATACGGATTTTTCACTGAACGATACGGTTACGGGTTGTTTAAAGAAACTGAGAATAACATTATAGTTGAGTTTGTTCCTTCTGGAGACACGTTAATCGAGATTATGGTTATAGATAAACCGAAGAAACGTTTAGATACTTCGTATGTAAGAAAACGTGTTAAACGAGTTATAAAGATAAATGATCTATGTGACGATCGTTCAAGATCTCGAAGAGACGAACTTTATAATCGTTTTGACGAGTTCTCGTTATCAAAAGAATTTTGGGAGTACCAATGAAAGTACACGAAGTTTTAAGTTCTTTATCGTTTACTAACGATGTCTCTAACGTTATAGAGATTACTAACGAAGGTAAAACTCTCTTCGATTCTCAGTTTAACAAGACTTGCGAACTCTTTCAGTTCTTGAACTTCGAAGTTAAAGAGTTCTTCGATAGTATAGAACAGAACTTTACCTTCTCAAAATACAAGTACAGAACGCTGACGTTGGAGATTTTAATATGAAAGTCTTTGAACTCTTAAAGCATATCTACGAAACTAAAGTCGAGTTCAATCGGGTTACTATCTTCGATAACTCCGCAAGATGTACTGTTTACGATACCGAAGACTTCGATACTTTCGAGAGTACTCACGTTGACGTTATTATGGATATATCTAGATTCCTAGATAACGAAGTTCAAGACTACACGTTTGACGGTGTTACGTTGAAGATTTATATACGATAGGAGATTAAAATGACTGAAACTAAAACAAGAAAAACAAGAAAACCAAGAACTAGAAAAGCTAAGAACGTTAATCTGGATAATCTTAAGTCTCTTGCAGTAAAGGTAAACAACGATATAAACTTTATAAACGATAAACTCCAGGAGTGTAACGATAACGAGAAACTTAGTTATAAGAGTGTTATAGACGACTTGATCTATCTCCAAGAAACTAATCTTAAGATTTTGGAGATGTCTGATGCTAAGTAACTGTTTTGAAGAAACGTTATCTAAAATCGTTCAGAACTCTAAAACGTTCTCAGGTCTAGGAGATTATACCGTTCAAGATATCTTCGGTAAGATCTCAGAACTAGAGATTAGTTGTTATATAGAAATTGAAAGACCTTTTACGTTTAAGATACGTCTTGACCCCGATAATCTCGAAGATATCTCTAAAGAACTTCTAGAAACCGTTTGGGATAGACCGGTCTTCGGTATTCAGATAAACTACGATGCCGAGATGTGTAAGTACAGGATATACCTAAAATGTTAAAACTTGATAGTAGAATTACAGACAGTTCAAAGATCTTTAATCGTTTAAACGTTGACGAAGCTAATATCTATATAGGAACTCCAGGTTTCTTCGCAAACTCGTTAGTTGCGTTTGCGAATCTTAAACTAACTAACTTCGGTGTTCTTGCAGGAGTTGAAGATGGATTTGAACTCCAACACGAGTACACGAAGAACGAAACGTTCGAGTTCTTTATTCCTAAACTCTACGTTAAGTTCGAACCTAACGTGGATAATCTTCGTGAAGATCTTGACTCGATTAACGAACGTTTACGAGATATAGAAACGGATTTTCCGGATATATGTGAAACCGTTAGAGAACACGAAGATTCTATTCACGATATATACGAACGTTTAAGATTTTTAGAAAACATCTATCGTAAGAGTACTGATTAAGATGAAAATTAGAAAGTTCATTAAACAGTTTAATCCAAAGACAGTTATTCGTGTTCTAACAAAGTCTGGAGAACTCTACGCAACTGGAGTTATCGAAGATTTCGACGAGTCTTCGAAGACTCTTGATAAGAAAATCTCAGAAGTTAATCTTCGAAAATACGAGAAGTTTAAAGGTATCGAAGACTCGGATTACCCGTACTTAGAAATCGTTATAGAAAGTTAGAAGACTTCGTTATATAACGATATACATAAACGTTTATAACGCTTCTGCCTCTAGTTCAATCATCTTCTGAAGTAACATCTCTGACTTCTCCGGGAGTTCAACGATTACTTCAGTTTTTCTCGGACGACCTCTTCTTCGTTTCTTCGGTTTCTCCGTAGTCTCTTCGGAGGTTTCGGAGTCTCTTGCGTTAACGAAGACTTCTGACTCATCGATTTCGTTAGGTTGTTCAAGAGGCTTGTCCGTGTGCATATCTTCAACTACACGCTGTGCTTCACGTTTACCGATGTCTATGTTAGGACAAAACGGAGCAATAAGTCTTAACGTAATCCATCTAGGTGAAACGGGATTCGTGATTACTTGACCTTTCTTTAGTTTGATATGTTCTAACCAGAAATCCTGGAGAACGATGTATTTTTTGCAGTTACATTGTTTACAGTTTTTACAGTTTTTACAACTCATCTTTAGTTCCTTTCGTTTAAAATCGCTTATGTGTATCGTTATATAACGATATTCGAAATCGTTTCTTATCGATAAACGTTTATATGTCTTATATCGTTTTCTTATCGTTAAGATCGTTTAAATTACTTCGATAACTCCGCAAGTTGTTTGATCAGTTCAGCGGTATTCTGAATTTTACCTTGAGATTCTATCGTGATGTTGTTATTAACAACATTCTTCGTTTGCGTGTTCTGAGACTGTGCAAGTTTGGAGATGTTAATCAGAATCGTAGACACGTCCTTATAACAATTCAAGTACAACTTCATATTCTCCGTGATAGTCTTCGATAACTCCGAGTACGAAGCTAGTAACTCTGCGTTAGGTTCAAACTCTAACTCTTGCGCCATCGTAATCAAGAGACGTTTTCCAAGGTCGCAGTTCTCCTTCAGCGTTCCACGAATGTACTTAATATCGGAGACCATAGTCTCTAAGTTAAGAATCTGAGGAAGTAACTCAAGATTAAACGAGTATCGTTTATCAGTTGTTGAAGTAAGATCTTGAACGACTTCTTGTGCTTGGTCTGATAACTCGTCACCCATCACGATAAGACTGTTAGCGTTCTCTAACTGCGTAGAAAACGAACTCGTTATCTTGTTTAGTTTGTTTGCGATAGCATCTGCTTTTTCTGTTGTATCCATTTTAAAATCCAGTTAGTTTAGACGTTTCTAAAACTAGTTCTGTTATACAGAATATCTCTAGATTGAACGTACGTTAGTTTTATTGAGAGTTTTTAGAAGTCTAATGTTTAGATATTAGAACGTTTCTAAAGTTTAATAAAACTCAAATACGTTTATCTAACGTTATACAGACGTTTTGAACTCCAGTTTTATCTTGTATAATACCTCTAGAACTAACGTCCTTAAGTTTTATTGAGAGATTCTTGAAGTCTAATACAAATACATTAGATATCTAAAACGACTCAATAATACTCAAATACGTTTAACTACCATCCAAACGGAGATTTCTCTTTAGTATCCACTATAGGTTTTAGTTCGGAGTTATCTACGTTTTCTATCTTGGAGTCTTGATTAGTCTGAACAGTACAGTCTAAGACTTCAGCATCGTTGTCTTGAACTTCTTTAGTTTTTAACAGCGATTCAAAGTAGTTATCAAGAACTTTATAGTTTTCTTTATCAAGTTCTATATCGTCTTTAATCTCTTCAGGTGAATCTCCGGTGTTCTCCATCGTGTTTATCAGGTCTTTATCTTCGATGTTATCGTGGAGTTTAAACTGATAAGTATTCAACGTTAACTTGATTACAGATTTTAAGTCACTGAATGCCCATAGGTTATTAACTCCAGGAACTTTAAAGTCTACGTCAGTTACTTCCATTACCTGATTACTTGGGAACACTACAAGGGCGCTATATAGTGCTTCTAAGTTTAATCCTAACGTTGCTAACGATTTAGAACTAACGAAGACTTCGTTACCGTAGATATAGTTAAGACCGAACTCAGAGAACTGGTACTCCGGACGTTCTATATCTCCTGCCTCCGCAGGGTAGGCCATAATATCGAAGATGTTAGTTCCGTTTGTCTTGATATTAGACCAGTCACCGAACACCGTGAAGTCGATATTCTGCTTTAACGTTATAATGAGTTTACACGAGACTCCATACATCTTAATCATATCATCGATAAGGTCGTTATGGAGTTTGTACTCGGATTTATGTGAAAAGTTTAAGTTTATCATTGGTCAAATTGCTTTAAGTACTCCTGGAAACGCTTGTCTTCTTCGGACTCTTGTGACTCTTCGGGTTTGTTATAATCCTTCGTGATGTCGAAACCTCCGACACCTTGCGGTTGTTCCTGAGGTTCAGGAGATTCTTCGGAGTCTTCGGAGTTCTCGCTGTCTTCTTCGTATTCACCTTCAGGCCAAGGGTTTTCCTTGAAGTCTTCAGGGTCAGTGTAAACCTTAGCGGCCATGTCTTGAACACTAAGAGGGTTACCCTCAGGATCAGTAAGACCGGCAGTTCCTGCCTCGACACCAAGTTCAATATCAGCAAGTTCGTAGAAGATGTTGAATTTACCAGATTTCTTCTCATCTTCGATTGCGTCAAGATTCTCTTGGATCTGATTCTCGGTAAGACCAAACGTACGTTTCATTAGTTCCTTAAACGGCATCACGGTTCCACCGATTTCCTTGATACTGTCCCATGCTTCTATCTTATCGTTGAGTAACTGAACCTTCATTTTCTCTATAAACAAGTTCTCATTCGTGAAGTCTACTGTTATAGAAGCGTTGTACTGATCCCATTCTTGTTCTGTCATTATCTTTGTACTTATTACTTCACGTTTCAGGAGGTCCTTGAAGAGTTGTGCATAAACTTTTCTTAACCGAGAAACGAAACACATAAACTGTAGGTCTTCTTGAGTTGTTTCAGTAGCGTCAATCTGGAAGTTGTGCTCAGCATCTTCGTCTATACTCAAGTGCGACATCGGAATGTGTAACGAACGATAAAGTTTTCTGTTTAAGTACAGGATATCGGTGATTTCTCCGAGGTTATCGGACTCGTCTATGGTCTCTACCTCGACACCCTTGTCACCTCCTCGGTTAGAGAACCAGTAGTCCTCTACCATAGACGTGATATGCTGTTGGTTTGAAATTTCTCCAGTTTCGTTGTTGTAGAACTTCTTGTACTTGAACTTCTCCTGGATCTTGTGCATATACTCTTCTGCTTGTTTATGCGGTAAACGACCTACGTCAACCTTAAAAACTCTTCGTGATACGCTTCGAGAGAATCTTAACGGAATCAGCATATCTTCAAGAGACTTGAGCATATTAGCAAGTTTTGTACTGTACTCTAGGTATGACAAACACAACCAGTTATCTTCGTAGAGACCGAAGTCCATCCGGACAATCTCTTCCTGTGAGTAAGTCTCGTTCTCCATCTGATTGAAGTAAATAGCGTTTGGACTATTCTCTATGTACTTCCATATACGATCTTGGAAGTCAAAGTACAATCCGCAGGGTTCTATCTGTCTTAACTTTTGAATACCTTTCTTCGTAGAACTCTTATCAAACTGACAGTGAATGACTAACTGTCCGTCAATATATGCTTTCTTAACAACTTCGAAGAGGTTCTTGTCGAAGTTTCCTAACGTGATTATCTTATCGAAGGCCTTTTGCATAGCATTAACTAATGCTTCGTTGTCGATATCTACGTTAAGTTTTAACGGGAATCCTTCGTATGCGAAGACTATCTCGTTTGCGATGATGTCTATTGCGTTAGACACTTCGGGTTGCATCGCACACGCCCTATAATTCTTGATTTTAGTCATCTGCTTCAGGACGAGTTCTTCCTGAGTCATATCCGTGTAGTTTACAAACGGATTCTCTTCTTGATAGTCAAAGAAGTCTGTTAAACGAAGAAATCCATTCTCGTCAGAGAGGTTGTTTATAACATTCTTAGGGTTAACCGTAGAACTCATCTTTTTAGACTTATGCGGTTTAAAGAACGACTTTACTGTTTCTGTTAAGAATCCCATAGGCACTCCTTTTAGTGTATTTATAGTTAAGTATAAATACACGAAAAAGGAGATTTTTTATGGTAGAAATGGTTTCACCTGGGGTCTACGTCACTGAAACAGATATGAGTGAGATAGTCCCTACCGTGTCAAGTTCTACTGCTGTTTTCGGAGGAGACTTCACGAAGGGACCAGTAGAGACTTACACTGAAATTACTTCAGTAGACGACCTGATAGAATTTTACGGACTTCCTACTGACTTAAACTATAACGACTGGTATCAGTGTTATAATTTCTTGCAGTACGGAAATAGGTTGCTAGTTTCTCGTGCTTGTAACCTTAATGGGTATCCGATTTTTACAAATAGTTCTTTCGTAGGGATAAATTCTCAAGAGGGTTACGGAATTTCAAACTATGGTGTCTTCGGGTACGGTATCGGTGAGGAAGTAGAGGTAGTTCTTCTTAATCAAGACGTTGTTGAGATAGGAGATGTTATCGGTTTTACTGATTCTTCAAGATCTCCCTCTAAAGCAATAGATCAGTCAGAGACTCTTCGTTATCTCGTTGTTGATAAGAGCAAGGAGTTGGTTACTACAAGTCTAGGTAACTTCTATGGTATAAGACTTGACAGACCTTTGGAGATTCCCGATAAGTACAAAGAGGATTACAGAACCGTTGCAGATTACTATCAGACACACTCTAGTCTGGTTATTATAAGAGCACATTTTAACGGGAGTTGTGAAGCGGTAAGAAACGAGTGTCATTCTATGAACTCCTCCGATCCTCAGAATGAAGTTCCTATGTTAGTAACGTGGAAGGTTTCTTCTATTCGTTACACGGAGTTTGACCAGAGTACTTCTTCGTTTAAGGATACGACTCAGAAAGTTGCGTACACGGTTCCCGTGTTCGTTCCCGATTATCTCGAAGGTTCAGACAGAGTCGTTCAGGTTAAGGAAACAAGTAAAGGTTTCGATAACTACACGTTAAACAAGATAAATCCTAAGACTCCCGATAGAGCATTTTTGTTTAAACATAACAAACAGATTCTAAATCCAAACGACTGGGATTACAAGGATAGCGAAGGCTCTATTAGTTTTAGTAATGCTTCTAATTCTAAACTGAAATTCTTCTCACGGACACCGGGACTCGCAAGTACTCTGTACTCTATTTCAATAGCGCTTCCTATGGATTTTGCGTCAAACGATAAGGACCACGTTGGGAATCATTGTACTAGGTACATTGCAGAGGGAATTCCCGTAGATAGTTTGTTCGAGTTTGCTCCCGCTAAGGATTCTGCTCAGATCGCTGTTGTTATCTATGACACAGTAAACAAAGAAGTCAAAGAGAAGTACCTTTGTTCGTTAGACCCTGACGAAAAAGACAACTATAATAACAGTATGTTTATCGAGAAGGTCATAAACAGAACTTCTAATCTTGTTTACGTTAAGTGTAACACGAGTACCGAAGCGAAAGTTAAAGTAGATAACTACGTTAGTACAACGGATTACGGTGAGTGGAAGATTAGTGATACAGAACCTAAGATAGTAGTTCCTAACGTTTGTTCGTACACGTTAGTCGCTGACTGGGATGGAAATTACTACGGACAACTGTTAGGTTTCAGTTGCGCTTCTGACTCAACAATTCAGAAAGACGATCTTCTGAATGCCTACGAAGTCTTCGAGAACAAAGACCTTATTGACGTAGATATTGTTATATCAAACGAACTCGATAACGGTGAATCCGCACTCAATCTTGCTCAGAAACGTTTAGACTGTATTGCGTTTATGGGTATTCCTTATGAGTACTCCGAGAGAGAAAACATCGGAATTCTTGCTGTTGCTAAACGTTCTCCAGAGGCTACTTCAAATATCGTTAAGTACAGAAACAGAATTAACTACAACACTGACCGTATGGCATTAGTTGCCAACTACAAGTACCAGTACGATAGATATAACGACACGTATCGTTGGGTTAACTTCGCAGGAGACGTTGCTGGGTTAAGAGCAAGAACGAATCAAGACTTAGCTCCGTGGTGGGCATCCGCTGGTCTTAATCGTGGACAGTTAAAGAACGTTGTTAAGTTAGCTTATAATCCTAATCAGACTCAGAGAAATACGTTATACACTAACGGGATTAACCCTATAGTCGATTTCCCTGGACAGGGTATTGTGTTGTGGGGACAGAAGACTATGTTAGATAAATCATCATCTTTCGACCGTGTGAACGTAAGATGTCTCTTTAATACTATCGAACGCGCTCTTGCAAAGATGTCTAAGTACCAGGTAATGGAGTTTAATGATACATTTACTCGCAATCGGATTATTGCTATAATGAAGCCTTACTTAGCAACAGTTCAAGCGGATAGGGGTATTCAGGACTTTATGGTTATATGTGATACTACTAACAATACTCCTGATATTATTTCTAGAAACGAATTAGTAGTAGACATTTATATTAAGCCAACGTATGTCGCTGAAATGATCCATCTCAACTTCATTAATTGTGGTGTAAATGATTTTAGTTCAATAATAAGTTCTAGTTCAGACTAACATTTAAAAACCTCCTACTTAGTAGGAGGTTTTTAAATCGTCTTAGAAGTTCTTTAAAGTAGGTAAGACTTTCCTAACCTTCTCTGCGGCACTGATAATCTCTCTAGGACTTCCGAATTTAATACCCTCAAAACTCTCAGGATCTACTTCGCATAAAGCTACTGCCATCCAGTACAATGCTTCTCTTAAGTGTTCATAAGTACTTAGAAGAGTTTCAGGCTTTCCGTTACGGTTATAATAACCTACAGAAGTACAGAACTTCTCGCACCTATCCTGTGCAGTCTGGAGAGTTCTATAAGAAGAAGCTGATTCGTTAATATCTTTAAATTTCATTTTAATTTCCTTATAATATGTTTAAAGACTCTACGTAGGACTTAAACGACTCAGATACACCTCGTTTTCCGTAATCGTTGTAATACTCAGTAACAACATCTACGGACTTGTTCGGTAATCCAAACTTCTCGATAAACTTCATATATCCACCTATCTTTACTTTGTAGTCCAATTCAGGATTGTTACGTTCAAGTTCTTGTGCTCGTTGAGGTCTAACTCCCCATAGGAGTTCTAGGTATCTATCGTGGATTCTCTCTATAGACTTCTTATCGCTGTATTTCTCAAGAAGTTCAAGAAGACCGACAAACGACCAGAATTTCTTAATGTCACTCTCCTCGATGTTCTCACCAGGATTTAACGATAGTTTAAACATCTCTAACACGTCAGTAACGAAGTTACTATCTGACGTAGGCAACGCTTTAAAGACCTGTTTGTCTTCTATATAAACAGGATTTCCGTCAGGGTCAAGTAACGGTTCGTATGCAACTCTAAATCCACGACCTACGGAGAACTTTAACATTCTCGGATTCTGATGTGCTTTGTTCTTCGTTAGTACAACGTTGTTGTATGTTGACTTGTCCGTACACACGACAATATCATCACGAACTGAAATTCCCGATGCTAATGCTCTTAAAAGGTACTTGTGATGAACCGCCTTAACACCTGCTTTACAGTCGTCGAAACTTGAACTATGTGAGAACTTTGCCCACTCCGTTGGAATTCCTGTTTCACTAAACGGTAAGAACTCCCAGTCAATCTGTGCAGGAACTTTCAGACCGTCGAAGTCAAGAACAAACACGCAGTTTATCTGCTCTCCGATGCTTGATACCGTAGGTTTGTTAGAACCCATGTATCTTGCACCCTTAATGACTTCTTTACCGTCTATGGAACTAAGATAGTTAAACAAATTTTCTTTCGTGTACTCAGGAACGGCAATATCGAGGTCTCCTGCGGACTCTTTGTACTGTACGACTTCTTCGTCTGGAATGGTTGGGTCCATAATGAACGAAGTACTTCCGTTAAACACGAAACCTGATTCTATAATAGATTCGTCAGTCCAGAGGTCTGAATCGAACATCTTTTTATAGTCTTTGTTTATCTGTTTTAAGAGTTTAACGATAAAGTTATAAAATTTTTTACGACCTATTTTCTTGATAGGGATTTTCCCTGCTTTAGTTTCTTCTCCGGATTTAGAAACTGCTGTAACGTTTCCACCTTCGTTAATCATACTTTCTCCTTAAAAAATCCCTCTTAAAAGGGATTTTAGAACGCGTTATAAAAATATTTATAGACTACGCTTTAGGTCCTTTCAAACCATCCGGAAAGTGAACGGTGTACTTCTTCTTGTTGACAAGTTTTTCATCGAACTCTTCTTCGTCAGGCATAATCATATACAGGTCAAACGGTTCTTTTTCAAAACGATGCAGAGTCCCGTTGTGATAAGATCTAAAACGCTGACCCTTACCGTTCTCCCACTCGATTTCACCTTCACGTTGGAATTCCTTTCCTAACTTTGTAACATCCTTGATAACTGGATAAAGGTCGTATTCACTGTCTTCGTTTAAGTATTTGAATTTCATTAAAGTCTCCTTTTTTAGACCTATTTATCATCTAGGTTAAATAAACTAAAAGAGGTCTAAAGATGATTTTTAAACGATACAGAGATATATTACAGTACATAGAATCTTCGGAGAAGTACATTCCGGAACTAACGAAGGTAAAAGAATCTTTAACGAAGTCGTTATCTAACGGATTCACGTTAAAGGAAGTAAGATTCGTTCAGGAAAAAGATTACAGCGTAGATATCTACGGGAAAGTTAAACCTATTCTAGGTGAGATGAGAGATTTTAAAACGTTAAGAACAGATAATTCCGGTAAAGAAGTCTGCGAACATATCTTAACGTTTATCGTTAAACGACTTCCTGATGGAACTTTTATAACTCCGGATAACTTCGTGTTTAAAATCGAGATAACTCCTAAAGGTAAAGAACTTCAGCGTGTATCTATCGTTGAACTTCTCGAAGTAAATTCCGTTAACGATGTTAAGATGATTTAAGGAACGAAGAATGTTAAAAGTAACCTATGATTTTATAAAGATGATTCTCTCAGAGAGACGTGAGAACCTAGTTCATTACGGTAATATCTACTCGTTTGGAGAACGTTTATCGAAGAATCTCGTAGACGAGATGATTAAAGATATTGACGAGTTTCTCGAAACAACGAAGAAAATGTGTTCTAACGGAGACGTTTATATAGAGATAAACAGTAACGCAGATTATCCAGTTAACAACGCTGACGTAGATATCTGTACGTTAAGACTTCTAGATAAGAACGTGTTTAAGAAACTTAACAAAGGCGGTTTTACCGAATCGTTTTACTACGTTATAATCGCTGTTAACGCTGAACAGTTAGATATAGTAGATCTTAACAACAACGAGATTTATAGACAAAAAGATAAACTCTTTACCGTGTGGTCTAATAACTACGTTATTAAGAAAGGTTCTATTGTGGTTGAACCTGTTAAGTACAGTTAAAGATGCAAGATTATCAGAGATACTTAAACGCTAAACAGAATATTCTCGATTACATAAACGATCGAGATAAGTTCAATCGCGTTTATTATCTTATAAACGAGAACATAGATATCTTAGATACTATTGTAAACGAGACTTACAAGAACTTTGACTACGTTGATAAATCGTTAGTCTTGACGTTTATAGAGCATCTGAGAGAGATTATGACCGTTAGAGAAACTGAAAACGATTCCAAAGAGGTTAAGAATGAGAATATTTAAAATCTTAGAACACGATGACTTATCGCTAATAAACACTATCTGGGAAGAACACGAAGACTCGTTGAAGTGTATTTCTCCGGAGAGGAGTATCTATGTTTCAGGGTTTAAGGTAAACTCCGAGATTATCTTAACTGGATTAAGACTTTCAGTCGATCTTGACTTCGTTTACAGTTGATAAACGTTTTTCGTTATTATATAATAGGTTTACAGATGCTTTTAAACTGTTTTGTGTGTTCGTATTTACTCTATCACTTATGGTTAACGATGATAAATACGAAGGCAATATAAGGAGAATAATTATGAAAGTAGTAGTTTCTAACGGTAAAGTTGGTAAGGGTCTTACGTTTCAGAGACTTAGACGTGTAACTGGATATCTTTCCGGAGATTATAAGACTCGTTTTAATGACGGAAAGATCGCTGAAGTTCAAGCGAGAGTTAAACACTGTTAGTTAACGTTTTGCTAACGTTTAATATCTTGTTAACAAGATATTCTATAAATGTTAACAAGATGTTATAAAAATGTTACAAGAATGTTAATTTCAATAGATCGTTATTACGACTCAGAGTTTTATAACAAGTGTTTGCAGGCACTTACAAACAACAAAGTGCCTGTAAAGCAGTTCATTAGTTCAACTTCGTATAAATGGTTTCTCGACGTTCCTTCGCTACCTGTAATGCTTAACTTTGAACAAATACAGGAAAACGAGAAACGTTATCTTCTGTCTAAATCTATCGCAGTATTCCCTTCTGATCAGTACAAGTTATATCGAAGAGCATCGGATTACGGAACGTTAAATCCGTTTATGATCCGTGCTGATTATATGACTTCCGATAAACAATATGCGTGTTTCTTTAATATCAAGAGTTTCTCTCAAGGACACGATCTTTCAAAGATTATAAACGATAAGGTTTATTATCTAGGAAAGTATTATAATAACAAGTACAGAATAGCGTTATGTTTTGACCCTTCAGTTAGAACTGTTTTATCCTCGTCAGAGATTTTATACGAGAAATCTCCTTCTGTATCGTGGATTCAAACTGAATTAGATCTCAATTATAAGGTGTTTATGCAACGTGATTATCTGATGAAATTCACTAGAACACCTTATTTTCTTAACAGACGATTTGAAACTCCTAACTACTACGGAGAATTTCAAAGACGTTTCTTCACGTTTTAATAATCGTTTATTACTAAATCGTTTATACACGATACTAACGTTTCTTGCTATCGTTATCTAAGCGTCTAACGCTCCTACACGAAGTGTGAACGCTGTCAAACTTCTTTAAGAAGTTTGAACTTAAAGTTAAAGAATCTCTTGACCTTTCCTCCAAGATCTTGTATAATATAGACACAAAGAGAGGCAAAGAATGAACAAAGAAGCAATGAAAGAGCAAACGATTGGAGTCGAAGTTGAGATGAACAATATCTCACGAAGAGAAGCAGCACGAATAGCGTCAGAGTTCTTCGAGACTGGATTGTTCAGGCAGACTTACAGAGTCCACGGAAACTGCGCTTGGTCAGCGTGGGACGCTAGGGGACGAGAGTGGAAGTTCGTTAAAGATTGTAGTATCCACGGAAATCCTGCGAAGAAATGTGAACTCGTTACTCCTATACTCCACTATAACGATATCGAGACGTTGCAAGAACTTTGCAGGGAACTTCGAAGAGCAGGTGCAAAGAGTGACGCAGACAGAGGTTGCGGAGTTCACGTTCACATCGGAGGTAACGGACAGACACCAGAGTCGTTAAGGAACCTGGTAAACATTATGGCAGGACACGAAGATCTTCTGAGAATAGCGTTAAAACTTGACCAGTACAGAATAGAAGATTACTGTAGTCCAGTTGATTATAACTTTTTGAGAAAACTCAATCGTGTAAAGCCTAAGTCGTTTTCAGAACTTGCTGACGTGTGGTACGATAGTCAGTACTGTGATGGTAGAAGAACTGACCACTATAACAGTACTCGTTATCATATGTTAAACTTACACTCGTTCTTTAACAGAGGCACTATAGAGTTTCGGTTGTTTCAGTTTGACGCTCCTGAGAAAGGTCGTAAGAACGGAATCCACGCAGGACAGTTAAAAGCATACATTCAGTTGAGTTTAGCGTTGTGTAATGCTGCGAAGGAACCTAAGAGATTTAATCACGTACCAAGATGGGACAAGGTTTACAAGGACACGATGCTTCAGTGGTTGTATCGGTTGGGTCTTTCAGGTGACGAGTTTAAGACTGCTCGGTATTTCCTGTCAAAGAACCTCAGAGAGCACGAGTTAGTTAGATTAGTTGCGTAGGATTAGAAATGTATTATATTGCATATGGAAGTAACTTAAACATCAAACAGATGAAGATTAGATGTCCCGATTCTAGTGTAGTAGGTACTTCTGTTTTAAAAGATTTCCAGTTGTTATTTAAAGGTTCTATAGGTAACGCTTACTTAACGATTGAACCTTGCGAAGGTTCCGAGGTTCCAGTAGCAATCTGGGAAATCTCCGAGAACGATGAAACTCAGTTAGACCTTTATGAGGGTTATCCTGAACTTTACTACAAAGCGTTAATCGAAGTTCAAGTAAACGATAAAAACGAAGATTGTTTAATCTATATAATGAATCCTGAGTTCGAGTGTTCGATTTGTTCTGAAGATTACTTTAACTCGTGTAAACAGGGATATCGAGATTTTAACTTCGACTTGAACGTGTTAGACCACGCTATAGATGAAACCGTAGAAAGAGTACTGTATGAATTCTAAAACAGAAAAAGACCGAAAAATCCTAGAATCGTTAAGGTCTATAGGGATTTCTAGGAAAGAATCGTTAAGGATTTTAGAAGTTCTTAAACGTTATCGAAGGCCTAGACGAAGACTTAAACTGGTATACTCACGATGAAGATTTTAATAGTTCTCAATATCATTTTAACGATTATCTTCGTTATGTTAGTTTCAGAACCTAAAGCACAATCTGTAGTAACTGAGATACACGTAGAGACGTTAAAGTGCATTAGGATAGAAAGTAACGTTTGTACTGAGTACAGAGTTTATAACGTTATCGATTTTTAGTTTAAGTATAAATACGTTAGATAAGGAATAAGAAAGTGTTTGATTTTAGAGATAACGAACTTAGACCGATTAGTCCGTATGAGATGAAAGAGTTTCTCGAAAACGTGTTCTCACGAGAAACCGCTGAGTACATTATGTACTTAGACGAAAACGAGCAAACACGAATCAATAATCCACGAGATCTAAACGCTGAAGCAATAGAACATCTTTGCTGTCATTATGACAGTTCAGAAACTAAAGGTTCGTTACAGGATAAGATCGAAGAGATCAAGACTTCGTTAAAGAAAGTAAAGAGTAAAAACAGAGAGTACTTTAACGCTCTTGAAGTTCTTGAACGATTAGCAGAAGAAGTTTACGATTTGAGTATAGTTGTTTAATATAAAGGAGATACAAACGATGAAGAACGGAAATTTTGTCGCAAAATACGACTGGCGTGTAAACAAAGCAAAGGTCTTTAAGGACCGTAAGAAAGCAATGAAACGTGGAGAATCCAAGTATAAAACCATTAAAGTTGAGAAAAGGGACGTTAGTCCCTCCTTTTTTTGTCTAGTCTTCAAAATCGTTTAAAATATATCTAACTTAGTCTCTAAATTTTCAATCTTCGTTTCTATTATCTTCAAACACTCAGATACCTGCTGCTGAGATTTCTCAATACTAAGAACGTTCTTATTCGCAAGTTCAATATTCGTTTGCATTCGTTTACATTTTATAAAACAAGTATAGATAGAGATTATAAAAGTCAAAACAGTCAAAACAAGAATAACGACTAAAACGTTACTGTACTGACAAAGTAACTCGTTAAACGAGCAGATATACTCAATCATATTTAGTACCTTTAAGTTCTACAACGTTATTTATAATTCTTTCGTGTAAAACTCTATTTATCCGTTTTAGAATCGTTCTTATAGTAGTTCTTATACATTTCTAAGACTTTGTTCTGATACTGGATAAACCCTTTAATATCTTCGGTATTCAACGATAGATTACTGTACTCCGTAGGTTCAAGACAGATTTTAGAATCGTATATCTCCCAGTTAACAGGTCTCATCTTGAGTTCAGGTGCCTGAGGGATTTCTAACGGAAGTCGTTCTTCGTGGACTACCGTAGAGTTACAACCGGTTAATACAAATAGCAGGATAACGAAGAACAACGTAGTAAAGAATAACGTTTTAGAAATCATTATAAGTTCCTTAATCACAACTTTGGTGTTTAGAGAGATTCTCGAAACACTGATTAGTTTTCTTTTGTCCGGTGTTTATTATATCAATAACCATCTTAGGATGTCTATCTACCATCTTCGAGAAATTCGTGTTCAGTTTCTGGAGTTTACTCTGGAGATCTTGTTGTTTTAAACGTAACTCATTCGAAGTCCGTTGTAACTCGTTGTTATAATCAGATATAATCTTATAATCGTTCTTTAACGACTCTATATACTTTTCGGAGTTCGTTAGTTTTATCGTTAGTTCCGTGTTCTCAGTTTCTAATCGTTGAACGGTATTCGTTAACGATTGATTTCGTTCTCTTAGAATAGAGATATATAACGCAACCGATAACACGAGTACTAAAAGTACTATAGCAGATATAGATTTAAAGTTTAAAAGACTTAGCATTTTTAAGTTCCTTAACGATATCGAAACGTTTAAACGAAGTATATAAACTTATACTAAACGATCTTTAACGTTCCAAAAATTTTACCCACGTGGGTAATCGAGTTTCGTGTTCGAGCACGACTATAGTTCTTTATATACATAAACGACTTTGAATCGTTTCAAAAAAATCTTCTGCGTGGGAGACTTCGTTTCTAAACGATAATCTTCGAGGTCGTTTAAATCTTCGTTTAGAAACGACTATAGTTCTTTATATACATAAACGATTTCGTTTATCCACGAAGTTGTTTCTCCGTTAAAACGATAAACTCCATTCCTCTAGATTCTGCGAATTGCTTCGCACTCGCCCACTTCGCCTGGTTTATCAGATACGTTTCCAGTTGTTGTTTATAACGAAGAATAGCATTCGGAGATTTCACCTTCGGAGGTATCGGTTTTATTGTTTCGTTATAAGACTTTATCTCAACTAGAAACTTCTCCCCAGTAACGAACTCTAGAAACAAATCTATAAAGTACCGATGAACTAATCCATCTGTAGGTTTAACGTAAGGAATATTAAACGGTTCTACGGAGAACTTCGTTATCTTCGGGTTCAGGTCTGCGTAACAAAACGCTATTCGTTCTAACGCAGATTTGTACTGAACGTAGAACTCGTTATCACGCTGTTTTGTAGATTGCATATACTCATCTAAGGGTTTTATGAACTTCCCTTGGTTTAAAATTTTATACCAACCTTTATGTGATTTATACTTCATTTCAATATATTTAAGTTTTATTGAGTTTTAGAATCGTTCTAATACCTTAGCATTACTTACAAGATAAAATGCAATAAAACTAACGTACGTTCAATCTAGAGATATTCTGTATAACAGAACTAGTTTTAAAAGCGATTAAAACTATTCTAAGACTTCACTCTCAAACGTACTGTAAGTAAAGTTACAGTCATACGTTATCAGATCTGTACTTTTATCGTTTAACTGAATACTACCTAACTCCGATAAAAACACGTTATAGAACGTTGTCTTTATAGTTGGTTTACCTAACGTATCCAGGTGGTATAGATAAACCTCTTTAACAGTATAATCTTCTATGGATTTTCCTTCGAGATTATCACACGCATAAATCCATTTCTCAAAGAACTTTCTAATCTTGAAGTGTCCGGAGTCCTGAACGGTTATTTTAAAGTTATCATCGTACGAGAGTTGTCCTTTAATATTCAACGGACGACCTCTAAACCAAACTTTCTGAGTCTTGACCGTTGACTTAGGGATCTCCACACTCTGACAAGCGATATCTATATCCCTGGAATCTAACGTTTGTCTTATTGCCGTTGGAAGACTCATCGAAAGTCTGTACTTGGAGTTATACGGAACTCCATCTTTGTAGAATTTCTTTAAATCTGAGATTGTCTGAACTTCGTTACCGTAGATATATCGCATCTTAGAAATCCCTCTGGTAGTAAGTACAATTAAACTGTACCTTTAGGTCAAGAATAGACTCGTTATCGTTAACATACGAAAACGAACCTACGTCAGTCGGAAAACACCCGTACATCGTGTACTGTGCAGTTGGTTTAACGTTTGAGTCCATATCTATCTCGCAGTCAAACGGATATTGCATTATCGTGATGTTTCTATATAACGAACCTTCGTTCGTAATAGAGGATTTTAACGAACTCGAGTATCTTAAGTCTTCGAAGGAACTTCCGTAACTTCTTGCGTCAAACTTCAAGACCCAGTCTTCGAAGAACTTTCTAATCTTGTGTTCGGAGTCCGTTAAGAACGACACGGAAAACTCATTAGTTCGTTTAACTTGGCCTCCTATAGGTATTTCACGTCCTTTGTACTTAAATGTGATAGATTTAACACCTACATTAGGGAGTGTTACGTCCTTCGCGAGTAACGAAAGTGTCTTATCGAAGCTTTTATCGGGAATGATTATATTCCACTTCGTTGAACGCGCTCCCTGGTTTAGCGCTGTTTCTAAAAGTTCTCTGTAGTTTGCCATTTTAAACTCCGTTTATAACAAGAAGTCTACTGGGATGTCGAAGAGGTTTTCTGCTTCTCCTTCCGGTTCCGTCTTTTCAGAACCTGTGTTAGAGATGTTAAGACTTCCCGTCTCTACTGGTTCTGGAGTACTTGAAGAACTTGGAGAATAACTCTCCGTGTTTGTACTCGGATTATAATCTACGTTACTTTCCATAGATTCGTTAGGGACGAGATCGGGGCCTCCGTAACGGTAGAAGTACATCGGTCCTGGACCATCTGAGTACGGACTGGGTCCGTACTTCTGAACAAAGTCAGAAATCCAGTTTTTACCGTCCCAAATACAGATATGACCATCTTTGTGTCCGTTAAACCTGTCTATAACACAGATATCTCCGGGTTCTGGAGTGTACCCAGACATTCCTCTTGAGACAAGTCCGAAACCGAGTTTAGAAAGAGTTCCGTTTGTATGATACATATACGCAGATTCTTCTCTTCTAAACTTTAAACCAACTGCTTCTAGTGCGTTAGCAACGTATCTCGCACACCACCCGGGTTTTTTTCCGGAGATATGAGTTCTTGCATACGCTGCTGCTTTTGCCATCGGGTTACCTCCCGAAGACTTCTGCATTAAACTATAAGAATCCTGAACGTAGCTTGGTGCTCCTTCAGGTGCTGCCTGCCCGAAGGTACTCTGAGGACTCTGAGGACTCTGAGAACTAGAGAAGTTCCCAGGACTCTCTGAGGTTCCTGAATAAGACTGGATGTGTTCAGGTGGTTGCGACATCGAAGGCATCTTCGGAGTCTGTCCCATCAGTCTGGCAATATCATTAGCCCAGTTATTGAACCAGTCAACTGGGTCTTTGTACGGGTGCCCGTGAGTGTTGCCGCTCATAGTTCCGACGTACGCACTTGGAAACGGTCCTTTTCCGGTAATGTACTTGTAGATAGTACTCAGACCTCCGGCACCCTGCTGATGACAGAGATACACTGTAGCCGGAGTAACCGGTATTCCCTTGCTTTTCAGAGCCTTTATGTTATCAAGAGTATACCGTTTGAATGCTTCAAGAGACTTGTACGGGTCAAGTTTGTCATTCAGACTGTGCAGCCCGTACTGGCGTCCGGTGTCGTCAATGAACTGAAAGAGTCCAGCCGCAGTAGACAAGTACCTCTGTTTCTTTTTACTCCACGGCCGGGCACTTGCATTTCTCATAGATTCTATCTGAATGATAGCGTCAACGAAGGGATTATCCGAGAACCACTTTCCGTTTTTCTCGTAGACTCTTGCTTTCTTAATTGCTTCTACACTCGTGTAATCCGTTCCAGAATAACCTGGTCCAAGGTCAGGAACGGAGGTTCCAGCGTTACTCGAGACCTCTACGTAGGTTCCGGAACTCCCAGAACTCCCAGAACTCCCAGTACTTGAAGAACCTCCGGAGGCACTAAGACTCGTAGGAATCGTTTCAGAACCTAGGTACTCTCCTGCGTAACTTGCGATGTTAGACGGTAACGTTGTAGTTCCGTAAGTGTTTCTGAGATGTGCGGGAAGTCCCGAAGAAACATCTGAAGAACTTATCTTAGAGGTTTCTACCTGACTTACCACGTCCTCTGCTACGATGTTAGAGTGTGGAATACGTGTACGTTTGTTTTTCTTTAACGTTTCCTCAACGATCTCGTCGGAACTGTTTATCTTCTTCTCTTGGAAGTTTCCGGATTTGTCGATGTATCCTAAGATTCTTGTCGTTGTCGGAACGTTTCTGTCAGCGTTAATCGGACTAAACGGATTACTACCGGTACTTACGTTGATTAGAGTTCCGAATGTTGTGAAGTACAATTCTTCTTCAGGTCCTGTTCCGAACCCGAGTAACTGGTAGTTTCCATTTGCCCAACTTAGAATCGCTTTGAAGAGACTTTCTACAAAGTCTCTCAGTTCTTTTTCGGGAAGATTTACAGTTCGTGGGAGAATGTTAGGAGTAACTTTCTTAGACTGGATATCTACGATAATAGACATCGTTCCGAAGAATAGCATCATATCCCTGTTACAATCTGATAAACTCTGTGCAAACGTTAACCATAACTCGTTTAGTTTACCACTTTTACCGTTTAGAACAGTTACTAACGAGTCAAGATATCCTGAGTGATAGTGTGCTTTTAGAACATCTCTGTCCGTGATGTGTCGCTGTGCTTTGATGTTAACCGCTTCTAAGAGTTGTGCTCGTTTTTCACTACTTACGTCGTCTGCTCTGAGAACCTGTTGAATTTCAGATTCTGTCATATGCTCCGCGATCTCTGAAGCGTTGTTATACTTTAACTCAGAAAATCCCAGTTTGTTGTACTTGTAGATACCTCTTCTTATAAGATCTTCCATTACAGGCTGTTGACCCATAATGAGTTCGTACGTTGACTCGTTAGGCAACGAGTTCTGAACGAAGTTCCAGAATCCGTCGGAGGCATCGTTAAACAACGCAACAGCGTGCATTCCGCAAGTGTCTCCGGTTTCTGCCCCGGTTACTTTCTTGAAGTAGTTAATGAACTCATTCGTGTACTTTGAGACAACATTTTCTAATAACCAACCGACACCCTTAGAGAGAAACTTAAACGCAGTTGTAATAAACCCGAACATATTAGGGTCGTCTCCAGCGATTACTTCTAGGTTTTCTACGAAGACTTTATCTATTATCTCTTTGAAGAGACTCACTAAGTCTTCAACGATTCTTGCGTGGTTCTCTACCCACTGAGTTAATCCCGCAACTAAACAGTATACAACTCTCTCCGCAAGACCTAACTCCATTCGATTATTTTTAGGATCCAGTGAGAAGTTCCAGAAGTTCGCAATCTCCATAGGCAAAAGAATGAATACATCAAGACCTATCATTGCTTTTTTGAAGATAGGGCCTAACGAACCAAAGACTTTAGCAATCTTAGGGAACCGTTTAGCAAGGTCTTCTAATCGTTTAGCGATGGGCCCTTTTGCTCGTGCCTGTTCAGGTGTAGAAGGACCTGGTTTGGGTTCTACGGGAGGTTTAGGTTCTCCTTTAAGATTTTTGAGTTTATCTTCAGTTTTCTTTATCTGTGCCTTTTCTTTCTCGATTTGTTTTTCGAGATCCTTTATACGTTTCTCGTTTTCTTCGATTTGTTTTTGAGAAAGTTTATCACGTTGTTCGTTAAGTTTTTTCCGTTGTTGGTCAAGTTCGTTTTGTAAACGTTTAGCTCTTTCGTTAGATTGCCTTAGTTTTTTAGTGTTACTATTTACTCTAAAGTTGTTTATTTTACCTTTAATCCATCTGTATCCGGCACCTGCCATAGAACCTAGAGTTAAGAGATCTCCGAAGTCTATCCCTCCACCATCACCGTCTCCATCGGACTCGTTTCCTTCCATAAAGTCTTGGAGTTCTTTTCTTAGTCTAGCATCACGTTCATCTAACATCTTCTTGATCTTGTCAAGAAGATCTACGTTTCGGTCTTTAATACTTGTATCTTGTTCGTCGATTAGGTCTTCTTCAATCTTCGCTAAGACTTTGTATATCTTGTACTGAGTCTCGGAGATCTTTTTTAGTTCTTTTTGAGTCCATTCGGGAGCAGATTGTCCGTCAAGATAACTGGTATTCGCACGGTCAAAAGAAATCATCAACTGATTAAACAACGATGCAGAGAGCATAGGAAGTTCTTGTTTATGAACTCCTAGTTTTATAAGATTAGTAAACGCAGTTTTAATATCGTTGTTGATTCTTAGAATTTCTTGTTTAAAGTTAGAGTTAAGATACATCCGTTCGAAGATCGGAGTAATCTGTATCTTCTCCGGAGTAAAACTCGTTTTAACGAATTCTATCTTAGGTTCTTTATTATTACTAATTCCAAGAATCTTTTGAAGTTCTTCTTTATCCATCTGCTTCTCGTTGTCTTATAGTATCGTTATATAACGATATTCAAAACGTTATAAAGACATCTATAAACGTTTTAAACGTTTGAATTTTCCTTTTCTTTTATCTTCTTAAAATACTTTATCTCTAACATTCGTTGAATCGGAGACATCTTTAAAACATCTTCCCTTGTTAAGTGCCCGTAATACACGAGAACATTTAACCATTCAGTTAAAGACATAAAACTCTCTTCACTTATAAACTTTAGACAGTTCTTATAAGTAAGTAGATTATCATAAACTTTATATCCACAACTAGAGCATTCTAGCTCTGTTTTAGTTTCGTACACGTTAAAAAATCGTTCAGGATTCTTCTGGAGTTCGTTAAAGTCTTCGATATCTAAGTCTTCTATATCAAGATCTTCTATTCTTAAGTTATTTAGAGATTCTCGTGATATTAGATTACTCGTGAACGTGTTTCTAGATACTAAATCTCCGTATAGACAAAGACTATCTACGGAGATAATATTCTGCGAGACACGTTTACACTCAGGACACTTGAAGACTATACTTATCTCATCTCCGATTGTTAGTGCTCTTATTTTCCAAACTAAAAGTACTCGTTCTATCTTCGATAACGTTAGAACGTTAAAGTCTGTTAGATGTTGTAGGAAATCTATTACTAACGTTTCAAAGTGTTCGTCAGATTTATCTTGAGTGTCCGAAGACTCGCACCAGATTTCTTCGAGAACGTTTAACTCGAGCTCCGTTGTATATGTGTTAATATAGATAACGTGAGAACCTAAACGGACTTTATGTTTCATTTAAACATTCCACGAACTCGGAAAGAACGAAGTAAGATTATCGAACTGGTAAATCTCGATATTACCGCATTCCGGACACGTTATACCCTTCGAGAAATCGCAAAGAGATTTCTGAGAATCATACTCCGTGAATAACGTTTGATAATCGTCAACATCTAAATCTGTTAAGATATCTATAACGTCTTTAACGTCTAACGTTTCTCCGTTAACCTCTTGAACGTGATAAGCAAAATCAACGATAAATCTTTCTGCGTTAGAGAAACTATTCAAGATATCTCTATCGTAGTTCTCGTTAGTAACGTTTCCGAGTTTAAAAGTTTTATCGGAAACTTTTATTTCCTTGTACTCGGAATCTCTGAACGTGATAATCTCCGGAGTACTAAACTGTCTATGGAATTGTGCTTTGCACTTCGAACACTCTAACGAGAACTCAATCTTATTGTGTAAACTATAGTCTCGTATTAACGATAGTAGATAGTTATACTGTTCGATATCGAGTTGTTTACGTTCTTTCATACAGTTATAAACGAAGATTTCACGTTTCTTTAGCTGACGATCTAACTGAGTTAGTGACGTGTCCGAGTCGACTTTGTCAAGTTCTAGCTTGTCCTTTACTTTCCATTTTCTGTATTCGATTTCGATTCCCGAAATAGTTGTTTTGATGTATTCTGTCATAGTTTATCCTTAATAACCTGGGATGTGTGAAGGAGGTCTTGCCGGTGTAACATCGGGTTTCTTTACTTCTTGTTTAGAACTCTTAGATTCTTGTTTAGAATTTTCAGATTTCGTTCCAAAAGAATTTTTAGTTTTACTCGAGATAAGACCTTCTACGGATTCTAACGATGCTGACTTAATCTGAACTTCAAACTCCAGTATCTGAGCTTCATTATCGTTTGATAACGTTATCTGCGATACTGTTGTCATATAACAATTATCTAACGTTAAAACGTGTTTTTCTGACTGGTCGTTACTGTGGTCACCAAGTTTTATAAGTTTAACTTGAAACTTATAATCATCAAAATACGCATATCTCTCTCCGGCAACGTAGGCAACGAATCGTTTATATAAGTCAAGATTATCGAAGTCTCTGAACTTAAACTGAAAAACAGTTGGTTCCCAGACACCCATCGCAATTCTAGGTCTTTCAAGAATAAACTTCTCGATAATCGTTGAAGTTCCTAGTTGCGGAATATTACAGTCCTTTATATACAGATTAATATCTAATCCGTTAAGACCGCATTTCTGAGATAACGCATTCTCTCCGAAGAGTAACTGAACGCTGAAGTTGTTAGTAAACGTCCAGTTCTTGTTTTGAATTTCAGAAACAGCATCGTGGAGATTTTTCATTACTGAACTTTAGCCTCTAGTGCTTCTACTCGTTCTAAAAGTTCTCTTAACGATACAATATGAATAAGTTCCCAGTCGTTTGCGACTCCCGGTGTCTTATCGTTGTTTCCGTCAATTCTTGACTTGTAGACTTTACCGTTATACTGAACGTACTCGTCCTGTTCGTAGAACTTGTTAGGATTCCACGTTTCTAGGTCGTTACCGATTACTACGTCAGATAGCGATTTGAGTTCACGGATTTCACGTTTTAATCTGAACGGACCTCTGTTTAGAACCGTCTCTGACGGTGGTTGGTCGTTTCTTACTCTGTATTGTTCAAAATATTGTTCTAGTGTGCAAAACATACTTGCTCCCTTTTGGAGTATTTATCAGTCCACGATGTCAAGAGGTTTAACTCAATTCTTTGATGTAAATCAAAGTTTTCTTAAGGAAAAGGATTGATTTCTAGATGTAAATATTGTATAATATAAATGAGGATAGAAGGAGGTTCAAAATGAACAAGCACATAGAAGTGATAGAAAAACTCACAAGACTAGTACCACCAGGTGAAAGTGCAAAACTAGAAGTTAACGGTTACGAGTACGAAATCAAGTACAACGGAGCGTTATACACGGTTGAGATTACTATCCACGGAATGCTCGTGATGCGAGTTGAGTTCGAACGGTTCGATCAGTTGTTCCTGTAGAGTGTGAACTACATCACAATTTATACTTAAAGTTAAGAAATCACTTGACACTGACCTTAAGATACTATATAATGTAGGCATACAAAGGAACAAAACAACGAAGTTGAAGACTTGAAGAGAAAAGTAAGGGAGGTGCAAGATGGGATTCGTAATGGTAGCAACCTTAATAATGGTCCAGATTGCAATCGTCCTCAGAGTTGCAAACGACGTTACCGGCAAAGCAAAGAGGGTTTAAGATGGTCTTTTCAGTATCCAAGATCCAGTGTTTCAAGCAGTGCAAGTACAAGTACAGACTTCAATACATCGAGAAGGTTGAACAGGAGCACTTCGAGTTCTTCAAGAAGGGTTCTAACGTACACAAGATGTTTGAGACCTTCACTGTCTCCGACACTGGAGCCGATAACGTTGTCTCAAGATTCTTTAACAGTGAAGTTGGAAAGAAGTACTTCAAGACCATAGTTAACGCAGAGAAAGAAGTTAGAATCGGTTTGAAGATCGTTAACGGACAGATAGTCCCGTGCGAGTTCAAAGACTCAGAAGCGTTCTTCCACGGAATTATAGATGTTCTGAACGACAATACCATTTTAGACTACAAGACTGGTCGTAAGAAGTCTTTCAAGGACCAGGACTGGATGCAGTTAATGTACTACGCTGCCTGGTTGTTCCTTAAGCACCCGGAATATAACGAAGTAAACATCTCGTACTTGTACGTAGAACATAACTGTGAGAATGCAGTAACCGTTAAGAGAACTTACGTTAACGAAATTCTTAAGAAGATTTTGAAGAACGTTATCGAGATTACCAAGTACGAAGGTAATCCAAACGAAGAGCACAAGTGTTCGTGGAGTTGTGATTATTGCAGTTGCAGAGGTTCTTGCAAGTTCTACAAGGAACTCCAGGAGTCAAAGTTAGAGAATATTCCGTTTGAAACGATTTAAGAGACTTCGAAGATGAAAAAGATAGGAGTTATGAGATGAAAAAGAAAAAGATGATCAAGAACGTTATGAAGCACTTTGACTTCGAGACTGTTCACAAGGTAATGGAGACTCTTAACTGGACCTGGCACGCTTGCGGAGACAAGGTTCCTAACGTTGATTCTCTGAAGGCTGAGGCAAAACGACTTCTGAAGGACGTTATTGAGAACTCCGAGAAGTACAAGGTGATTGCAACCGGTGGATTCGAGGCATCGTACTATGAAGACGTTTTGGTCTTGAAGTTCATCGTGTCCGAGTGGGAAGTAGACAAGAACGAAGATGGCGAGTAAACTTCTAGAGCGATACAAAGACTTCGAGATCGTTGAGGTTTTCTCGAAGTCCTTGGAGTTAAAGACTGAACTAATCCGATTAGGATTTTCGGTGTCAACGACTCCTTACTCGTTTATCGTAGTCGATTATAAACGTCTCGGAAATCTTAAAGATGTCTTAACGAAGTTTAACGTAGAAGTATCGTTCAGCGTTAAAGACGTTTCTGAGATTCTTGAAGAAGATATAAAACTAACGTCATACAGCATTAGTACGATTCGTGCAATTAAACAGTTACCTGGATTTGTTTTGGAGAGTTAAATGGTTTCTTTAATATACACTACAGAGGGTTACAATATTAAGATTCTTCGTGTTAACGGAGATAACTTTAACGAAGCTCTAAACAAGTTCGCTGATTTCTTTGGATTACTCGAAGACCGTGAATACACCTCCGAAGAGATTCTTAATATCTTTAAAGAAAAAAATGATTGTGATACCGAACACTTCTACGCTATTCTCGCAAACGAGTACACTATTATTCTCAGTGATAACTTCGAAGGCGTTATAGAACTATAACACAGTATAAATACTCTTTGAATACAAACTCAGAGGGTATTTTTATGCGTAATCTAAACGAAGATCAGTGGGCACCTAATATTGCGACCACTGACGAAAACCTATCCATTAACGGTCTGTACCAACAGGCCTCTCTTCCAAGTCTAGGAAGAGTTATCTTTACTGTTACTCCTATCCACGGACCTACTGCCGCTCTCTTTAATGTTCGTACAAAAGCAGACAACTCCGGAATTGAAATAGTCCGTAACGAAGTTGAAGTCTTCGAGTCTCCTGCTAAACGGACAACGATTACTTTCGAGTCGTTACAAGATATTATAAAACAGTACGGAGAAGATGGTCTTAAGATGGTTGCGAAGTACCTTCGTGGTATCGCTAACCAAGAAGAGAATCAGCGGACAATTCAGTTCTTGAAAGACCACGCAGTCTCTGGAGGCTCTATAACGTTAACTGATCCTAAGATCCCTGACGCTTGTTGGAGAGAGATTTCTATGAAGGTTCAAGACTGCGTGTTACAGATGAACTCTAAGAACCGTAGAACTTATAATGCGTTTGTCGTTATGCCTTATCGTTTTGGTGCTTCGTTGATGTCGTTGTTTGCTGATATGAATAACTCAGACTACGCTGATATAGAAACGTTGTTTATCGGAAGTTCAGGTTTAACAGATTGGTTCGTGAACCCTGACAGTACAGATACAAACATCTACGTGGGATTGATGGATAAACAGGGAATCGGTAACGGATGTGCTGTGTTTAGTCCTTATACAGATGAGATAATGAAGACTTTTGACTACCAAACTGGTCAAAGCGGTTACTTCATCTATAACAGATACGCAATAACGATTTCTCCATTACACACTGACGATAATCCGTTGTTGATGTATTTTACAGTTACTAATTAAAATATGTTTAAAGAGTACATTCTAAACTCCGTTAAAACTATTGAACCGTCTAAGAAACGATTAGTCTTAGAGGAGATTCCGGATCCGTGTACTGTTCTTAGATCTTACGGGATTAAGATAAAAAAATCAGTTCCGTTATCTAGAGGATTTGAGATCTCTTTATACGTTGATCCGTTAAAACTTCCGTTAGAAGAGATCCTAAAACAGTTTACATTCTCTGTAAAAGATGGTAAAATATACGTTGAGTATATTAGATAAGTTCAGTTTTAAACTTAAAGTTAAATAACGGAGAAAGTATGTTTAATCCTGTAATCGTTGAAAAGATCGGAAAGAACGTTCACACCTTTGACGTAGATACAAAACTGTTTCAGAACAGAATCATCTATTTTACCGGAGAAGTAACACCTGAATGTTCTAAAGAAATAATCACGCAGTTACTTTATCTCGACTCAGTAGATAATTCTGATATTAACTTCTACATTAACTCTTCGGGTGGTTCAGTTTCAGATGGTTTAGCAATCGTAGATACTATTAACGCTATTAGTTCAAAGGTTAACACTGTTGGACTTGGAATGTGTGCGAGTATGGGTGCTGTCTTACTTGTCTCCGGGACTGGAGTAAGAAAGTGCACGAAGAACTGTCAAGTTCTTTTACATACAGCGAGTTCTTTCAACGGACTAATGAACGTACACGATGCTAAAGTAGATTTCGAACACTTATCGAAGTTAAACGATGTTTGTCTAAACATCATCGCAGATAAAACTAACTTCTCGTTAGAAGAGTTAAGAGACCTTACACATCACGATTACTGGTTAGATTCCGAAGAATCTCTTAGTAATGGAATTGTTGATGAGATTATCTAGAATATAAATACAAACAAAAAGAGGATTCCAATGAAAAAATTCAAAGACTACATAAGACGTTTAAACGAAGCGTCATTTAGAACTGAAGATCTTCTAAAGGTCTGTAATCTTTACGGTTCACTGTTCTCTAAGGGTCTCAGTACTCCACTGAAGGTCTGGTGTGAGGAAGACTTTAAGAGAAACGGTGAAGAAGGTTCCGGTGTTCGTATGGCAAACGTTACCGGTAATATGTTTAGATTTAACTTTAGTAACGTTCTGAACGGGTTTGCTAACTCTAAGTCCGTTGTTCTTAGCTCTATCGACTACTGGGAACCGGGTAACGTTGACCTTGAGTATCCGACTACTACTTGTACCTTCACAAGAGAAGTAAACGTTATTCAGATCTGGAAGAGACTTTCCGATATTATCACTTCAGGTCGTTACGGTGAGTACACTGGTGCAGACTTGGGTGCTATGAACGAAGCAGAAGACGACCTCTTCAAGATGGGTGATAACAAGATGCGTAAGGACTTCCTTGCAGGCAAAGGCATCACCGCTGGTTATCGTTCAGTAACAAGAAGTGGTTTTGAGAACACGATTGCAGACCAAGGTCTTGAAGACGAGTGGAGAGAGTACGTTGCGAAGGTTTCCGCAGGCAAACCCGAAAAGAACACTACTGAAGAGAGAATCCAAAAGGTAGTGAAGGCAGTAGATAAAGTTAAGTACGCTGATCCTGACGTTATCTTCCCTGACTTGATTAAGGCAACGAGAAACTTCTCTAATCAGAGACGTAAACTAATGACCGTTTGTGGTATGGGCGGACTCGGAAAGACGTACGAAGTTAAACATACACTTGAAGAAGTCTTCGGAGATTCTCCTAACAAGTACTGGGTTTATATTCCCGCAGGTAAGTTTACCACGTTACAGTTCTTCCAAGAGGTTTTTGACTCAAGAGATAAGATAATCTGTTTCGATGAAGCAGATAACATCGTTACTAACGATGAGATCGTTACTATGCTGAAACCTGCTCTTGATACTTCCGGTGACGGTCAGATGACCTACAACACTGGAACTAAACGAATGACTGATATGTCCAAGAAAGAAGTAGAGCAGTACTGTGCAGATGTTGACTACTGGCACGGACAAGAGGGTGTTCCGTTTGCGTTTGGTAAGAGATTTGGTAAGAAAGAAAATGTCTTCGGTTCCGGTGACTTTGACGAAGACAAAGAGATTACCGGTGTTTGGATGCCGTCAAGATTCTACTTCACTGGAAAGATGATTTTCATCTCTAACCTTCCGTTAACTAAGATTGATAATGCTCTTCTTACCAGAGGTGCTAGATTCGACATAACGTTTACGTTACAAGGTAAAATAAAGAGAATTCAGACTGTTTTAATGGCAATGAAGTTGCCTCCTAAGCAGATTGAGACAATCATAAGTTTCCTTGAGAAACAAGATGATCCTGATTATATTTCAGTAAGAACAGCATCAACGTTTATAGACTGGTTAAGGTCAGAACCGGATCCCGCTGAAGCAGCAAGACTTGCCGCTACTTACGGTTAATAGTTAACGTTATAAACGATTTAAAGTACCCTCTTTGTTGAGGGTACTTTTGATTGTATCAGCTAAAGTAAAACGATTTTAAAAATCTGTTTGTACTTTAAGAACTAACAATAGATAACATTTAATATAAACTCGTTATCGTTGTTAGTCAGTTTGAATGAATCTCCTTCTAAATCTGTTATAATAGGTGTTATATTGAAGTCCAGTTGTTCTATTGTAGTGAACAAGTTATCGAAGAACTCATCTAAAACGACTAAACGACCGTCAATAGAAAGTTCTACGTTAGAACCTCTGATAATAACATAACCGATATTTGCAAGTGCAACGATTAACTGATTAAACATTTTTAGATCTCCTTTGTTATTAGTTTTTACGAGTGTATCTTACTCAATAAAATTATAAATTATTTTTTCGAGGTTTAAAAGTCTTTTTAAACTTATTTTTGTGAACTACATCACAGAATTGAGAGAAATCTCTAGAATTCTTCAGAAAAGATGTTTACAATGTTTTAAAACTATGGAGTAAAATATGGATAGAGAAACTGAAATCCTAAATCAGATTGACGAACATCGTAAGAAGATGTTTGAACTTGGCGCGGAACTTAACGAGATTACGTTTACTAAACGAGGTTTCGAGAAACTCTCCGAAGAAGAAACTCTTGAAAGACTTAATAGAGGAGAAGTTCTAGAGTCCTCATACGGGTCTTATTATCTAGTAGTTGACGGTAAACCTAGAAAACTCAATATCGAAACTGGGGAGGATTCCCTTCAGATAAATCTTTATCGGAGTCTTAGTTTCGATTACGTTAACTTCGTTAAACCCGCTAAGAATCCAGATGTTATCAGGTTTATAGTCTCGATAAAAGACTTAGAGTTATAAATACATATAAAAAGTATATGGTTTCTGAGTTAGTTATGTTTCTTACACGTTTTGGATACATCTGTCTTAAAGACGGGTGCGTTCTTCTTGACGCTTGTAAAGACATCTCAGAAACCGTGTTTACTTCTTGTTTAAAAGACTTCGGATTCGAGGTCTTTACAGTAGATTCTAACTTCATTATTCTAGTTGACTCCGATAACTGTATCTCGTTAAAATCTAAGTATAAATAATCGTAAAGGGTTTATAGAAGTCTCTTCGAAGAGAGAAATGATAAATACTCTTAAAACCCTTATGATTATTCTAAAGAAGTTCTCCTACAAACGTAAAAACTATCTATGTCTTAAAGATGCCCATCTAGGTTTCTTTAAAATCGCTAACGTAATCTACGAAGATGGAAGAATTGTCTTTATAGATTATACCTCTAAAAGTGTCTCAGCGACAATCAAAAAGTTCAAGACTATCAAACGTTTAAAAGACGTTTAAAACACTCTATAATCGTTTCTATAACTTCCGTTATAAAACATTACAAACCGTTATAAATACCCTAAAAGGGTTTTAAAATGACGTTTAACTCCACCGAAAAACTTTACGAAGACTTCGTTACTCCGGATAAAACAGTCTTCGATGAAGAAGCGATAAAGAACTCCATAAGAAACATTCTTCTTACTCCGATAGGAACGATGCCTGGAAAACCTGACTTCGGTTCAAGACTCCTAGAGGTTCCCTTCGAACATAACGATGATAGTACAAGAATCTTAGTAACAAGAGTTGTTTACGAAGCGTTAGTAAAATGGGAGCAGCGAGTAAAGTTTCTAGGTCTAAACATAACTCAGAAAGAAAACACTATAGATATTAAGATAATATTCCGATTTATAGATAGTTCCTTAACGGGAAGTATTAACATAGATTTACTTCAGTAGGATTTAAAATGATTCAAACTATACCGTTTAATTTCGATGACTTATACAAGAACGCTAAAACGATCTTTGAAAGAACAGGTTTTGACGTTTCAGAAGGTTCTAACACCGCTCAGTTATCTGCGATAATGGCGTATATGATCGCTGCGCTAAACACGAACACTGCCTTTAATATTAACGAAACGTTATTGCCTTATGCAACTAAACGTAAAAACGTTCTTCAAGATGCAAGAGTTCTTGGATATGAACCTCAACATAAACTCTCGTACAAATACAAGGTAACGTTAACGTTATTAGAGAAGTTTATCGGTTACGGAACTTTAAAAATCCCTAGGTATAGTTATGTAAAATCTAACGGTAAAAAATATTACCTTTGGGATTGTAGTGGAGATGGAATCTACATAGATCTAGGTTCTATCGTGATAGACAATTCTGAACTTAATCCAGACCTGATTTACTCCGAACCTTCCGGAGAATCTAAAGTTGACTTTAGTAATATAATAGACGGTGCTTATTATTACTATATAAAAGACCACGAAGTTCTTCTAACGTTTCCTGGATATGTTTTGAAAACTGCTTACGATAGTGCTAAAGATACTTTTAGTAAGTCCGATAAAACCTTCGAAGTTATCGAAGGAAACGTTATCTTTGCAAAAGATGACTTAAGTTCATTACAACGGACGTTAAGAGTTATTAACGATAACGGCGATACTGTCGTTACTCAGTACATAGATATTCCGTATAACGATGTAGAAGAAGATGGAATCCAGTGCTACGTTTCTTACTTTGACGATAGTGGAGAACGTCAACAGAAAGAATTTAAACGGACAGAAGATTACTTCTTCGAAGTAAACGGAAACGAGTTCTTATCAGAAAAGTTCTTAAGATTAGATGATATAGAGATGAATACTCCTAGAGTTTACTTTCAGTACGGTGGAATGGGATTAGGAATTCCTGATGATTCAGTTGTTGAATTTACTCTTTTAATATCAAGTGGTAAAGATGGTTCCGCAGAAGAAACAGGAACGTTAACTAATCTAGATGGTTCTATAGAATTTCGTGATACAAACGGGTGGATAAACGTTCTTGCAGGTGCTACGTTAAAGATGGATCTTCTAAGACCAGGAACCTCTGAAGAATCTAACGAAAGTATTCGTATAAATGCTCCTAAAGTTTATAACAGTGCAAGAAGGTTAATAACGAACAAGGACTATCAAAGTGCAAGTAACAAGTGTACTGGAGTAAGAGACAGTTCAGTTTGGGGAGGTGAGGAAGAGTTTCCAAGAGCACCGGGACATATCTGGTTCTCCTTTGCGATGCCTTATAATCCTAAAAACGGTTCTAATCTTAGTAACGAAGATAACAAAGATGAATACGTTAGATTATACACGAAGATTCCGAATAAAACACTGTTCTTTAAACAGACAAGCGTTAGAAATGAGTACTACGATAAACTCTATTTAACAGGAAAGTCTATTGTCGAGGTTTTTGAAGAGCACAAAACGAAGAGTCCGTTAAGTCTCTCGTTTCACCATCGACATCCGTTATATCTAGACTTCTTCTACGAGATTCGTTTATTACAATATAATACTTCTCGTTCTAGTGAAGATATACATCCTACGCTGTTTAACGTACTAGAAAACTGTTTCTGCGGAGAAGACCTTAAACTGGAACGTTTCGAATCTGAGTATTTCCATAATAACATCGTTAAACGATTAGATTACACTGTTTCAGATCGTTGCGGTATCGAGTGTAATCTAAAAACTAAGATATGTTTAAACGAAAGAACGCTATGTACGGAAAACTGGAACAGGAAGTATAAAGATATCTATATTCCGTTAGCAGTTCCATTCGAGAACTACTTTAAAGATAACTATCTCGATTACACAAAACTTCCTAGTATAGATACTAACGATTTCATTAGATTTTGGTTCGAAGAACCCGAAGTTCCTAACGATGAAGAACCTGAAGAATACACGTTAGTTTCCGGAGATCTTTATACTGACTGGAGTTATATCGAAGCAGACCAGTTAATAAAGAAAGATCTCGGACAACCGACTAGATACACGAAGATGTTTATTGCTCCCGTAAAGATTAGAATGCAGTATAGTTACAAGATAAAGAGGTCTAACGTTGGAAGTTTTAAACTTGGATTTAAACTTGCTCCCGATTGTACTAAAGACCTTTCGTTTAAGAACATTCAAGTTCTTGTATATAGAAACTACGTTAATCCCGATACCGGAGAGACTATAGATAAGTTTAATCAATATCCTAACACGTTATCGGAGAACTATAAACTCTTAGAAAAAGTCTATTGCGATGGAGATATTAAGGATCTTAAAGATTACATTAGAATCTCTGACGAGTTAACTGACGAAGAACGTGAACGTTTACAAACTATCTACGATAACAAGAAGTCCTTCACGGAGAATTTTACCTATAACGATACTAATCGTGAGGTTCTAAGTACATCCGAAAGATTTAGAGTAAACGACTTCGTTGAAATAAGATTTGAACGAACCTGTGGATTCTATTATCTGTTTAACGGATTTGAGAAACGAATATTAGTTCACTTATTCATTAACGGAGAGTACTGTGGATTTGATATTGCAGACGAAGCGATGAAAGGTTCTTCTGCGTACGATGTTTTACCGCAGAAAGTCTTCGAGCAGTGGAAGACTCACGAAAGTGAAATCGAAGACGACACGATGTATAATGAGATAACGTACTCTGATCCTAGATCCTATTTATACACGATTGACAGACAATATCTAACGTGCCTAGAACCAACCGGAGAAGAACTGGAAGACTACAAATATTTCTTCGATTATTCTTCAGATGAAGAAGGATACGTTCTTAACCCAGTTTCTAAAGCGTTAAGAGATGAACTCTTAAAAGGAAAATCTTTCAAAGAAGTTAAGGAAGAAGACCCTGAACGCTGGGACTCTTGGATGCAGCAATTCCCTAACGTAGAAACTGGATTAGGTAACGGGCATTATCTTACTACGGAAGGTTATAAACTCTCCGAAGGTGACGGAGTAGAAACTTACACGGGCCCGGTTATTAGAAGATATAACGAAGGAATGTATCTCTATACTCCGTTAACTGCGGACTTGTTTAGACAAGAGATATTCTTAAACGTTAACTACAAGACTCAGAATTTCAAAGTTCAGAAAAACGTTATTCCAAGACTTAGAAACGTTAAGTTTATAAATGCTGCTGAGGAATAGAAATGGACCTGAAAGTAACTCTTAACTCTATTATTCCTGATAACATTAAACGAATCCCGTTAATCGAAAAATCCGTTAGCGTGTTCTCCGAGATGTTACAAAGAAACAGTATTATAAGTTATCGGATAAACAAGATCTTCGATGTAGATAACACGGAATGGATTACCAAAGATGAACTTGGAAATATCGTTCAGTTAGATCCCGAAGAAATAGAACAACTCAAGTATATCGAAGATGCTAAAGAGAATCTAAAACTTGGATTGTTTTATACCTATCTCTCTGTTATGTTTAGACTCTTAGGTACTTTATATAAAGACTTTGAAATCTTCGATAAGATAAAACTTAGAAACTTAACGGAGTCAAATCTTTTAAAAGAACCTTATAACACCGTTAATTCAGAGTATCTTAACGCATTTAGATACTTCCAGACGAGTTCAGGAACTGAGCAAGCGATTAGATATATGTACCAGTTTTCGAGATATCTAGAGACTGGTTATATTGACAACAATCTTGAGTTAAACTCAGAGAATCCTTTTTTCTTACAATACGAAGGAGAGTTACACAAGACAATATTCAGTAAGTTTAATATGCCGATGGCACATCCTTGCGGGTGGTGTTTTATCTATGACACGTTAGCAAGATTTGTCTTAGAAGATTACTACGGGTTAAAGTTTACTTATAACGTTAAAACGATTAAACTACAGATCGGAACGACTTCGATTTTCTTCGGAGAACTTCCAGAGGGTATTACGACAAATAACGTAGTTCGTGAACGAGCAATTAGAACAATAGAAGAAAAACTTCAGTATCCGGTTATCCACGTTATCTCTGACCGGACACCTCATTCTTCCGGACAACATCTAAGTGTAGTTAATCTCGAAATCGTTGATGTTGTTATAGAAGATAACGATATTATGTTCGTGTTCGATACCGGTAACGTTCTGTTAGTAGATTATTCAACGAAGAAGACAACTATTAAATTCTCAAGTAAAGAAACTATTTATACAGATAACGCATATACGTTTCCGAAGAGAACTCTCTACGTTACTAACGAGATTCCACGAGATTACGAGTTCGAATACAAAGATGTATTCGTGATGGAAGAAACTTTAGAACCCTCCGGTGGTAAAGCATACGTTTATAAAAACAATTTCAAGAATGCGTTTAAACTTATCGGAGACACGTATCCATTCTGTCCGGGAATTGACGAATCAAGACATAAAGTAACGAATAACTCTAATCTGTATAATAAGTTCACG